GCAAGAGGATAGTGTAACTATAAGTAATACCGTGTTACCTAGCTCTACCCACAGTGAAGGTACAGACAATGACATTACGCCCACGGAAACTACTGCACCTGTCCCTTAAGTATCCTAAGCACCTAGAGGGGCAAGAAACTGTAACTATCACCAGGAGAGTAGTTTCCAGCGTACAAGTACCTCATATACAAGCTGAGATAGCCTCCGCCAATAATGTGCTGGTTAGGTTACTTGCGTTACGAGACTCTACTGTTGACTCTAATTCTGTGACTACTAAAATATATAGGCGTATAAATTGTGAGTAGGAGAGATAGTAAGCATACTCTATTGGAGGCATTGGGAGGAGTGGCAGAACCGGCGGCAGAGCCTAACTCCGAACTCCCTAGTTCCATATCCCCCAACGCTCCCCTGAAGTCTAGCGTAAGCTTCTCAGATTTAGAAACTGCCGGAGCTGAGGATAAGGCTACAGATGTAGAAGAAGTTACAATACCTACCGCAGAAGTACAAGATGCAGCTAGAACTAACCTAGACTTCCTAGCTGCATTAATTATGCCGTTAGTTTATGAGTTTGGGTTTCCTGCTGTATTTCAGAATGTATGGCAATGGCTATTGCAGCATATAGAAAAACCGCGTAGTTTTCCTCAGTTAGCTTTAGGTCTACCTAGAGGATTTGGCAAGACCACCTTAATAAAAATATTTATAGTATACTGCATCTTATTCACAAATAAAAAGTTCATCCTTATTACTGCTGCTACTGCTAGTATGGCAGAGAATATTCTAGCTGATGTGATGGATATGTTAGATGAGCCAAACATTAGAAAGGTATTTGGGGATTGGAAAGTAGGGGTTGAGAGAAACACAAATTCTCTAAAGAAGTTTGGCTACAGAGGTAGAAATATCATCTTAGCTACCGTAGGGGCAGGAGGCTCCTTACGTGGGCTTAATATTAAGAATGCTCGCCCGGATGTAATGATCTTTGAGGACATTCAATCTAGAGAATGTGCAGACTCCGAAGTACAGTCTATTGCCCTAGAGTCTTGGATGGTCGGTACCGCCATGAAAGCTAAGTCGCCTCATGGTTGTATGTTCTTATTTGTAGGTAATATGTACCCTACAAAACATTCGATCCTACGTAAACTTAAACATAACCCTAAATGGTTTAAGTTTATTGCAGGGGGAATCTTAGCAGACGGTACTTCTCTTTGGGAAGATCTGCAACCTATAGAGCAACTACTAGCTGAATTTGAAAATGATCTCTCTATGGGTCGCCCTGAGATATTCTATTCGGAAGTTCTAAACGATGAGAATGCAGCGGCTAATAACTTAATAGATTTATCTAAACTTCCTCTCGTACCTCATCAAGATGGAGATATTCCGGCAGGTAACTTTATTGTAATTGATCCAGCTACAGATAAACTAGGCGCAGATGAGGTTTCTATAGGGTACTGTGAGATTCATGACGGTACACCTATCTTAATGGAGATAGAAGAAGGTAGATTCTCCCCTAGTGAAACTATTCGCAAAGCCTTACATTTTGCACTTACTTACAACTGTCGTCTTATTGCAGTAGAGGCCAATGCTTATCAATACTCCCTATTACATTGGTTTGATCAGATCTGTATTCAGCTTGGTATCCAAGGTATAGAAGCAGTTCCTATCTATTCTGGACGTAGTTCTAAGAATGCTAGAATCCTAGAAATGTTTAAGGCTTACCTCCAAGGTGAGCTATACGTACACGAGAATGCTAAAACTGCTGTACACCTTCAGGTAGCTTCTTTTAATGCACTCCGTAGAGATAACACAGACGGACTGTTAGATTTACTTACCTACATGAATAAGATAGTAGAGCTATACGCTGAATTTGTTATAGCTTCCAATATAATAGAGACTCAAGAATTTGACTCTTCTGAAGTGGTAGAAAATAACAGCTGTTTCTAGCCTTCACTTCTCACCTAGCCCTAAGGTACTTAACCAATGGCAAGCTCAACTGTAATACCTTTACCTAAAAAGTCCCAAGCTATATTCCAGCAGTATTTAAAGACTACCTATAATATCCACTCCCAGGATCTATCTCATAGACGAGCTAGGATGGAGAAGATAGATAGACTTTATCAGCGAGAGGTAGATGATACAGCCGAACATAAAAATGCAGTGGCAGCTAACATACGAGGTGACAGCAGTAGGTTACAAAATATAACTGTTCCTGTAGTTATGCCTCAAGTGGAAACTGCCGTAGCTCACCAGACTTCTGTATTCCTAACTGAACAGCCATTGTTTGATGTAGTCTCCTCCCCTGAGTTCATAGATTCTGCCATAGCCTTATCTACTGTGATAAATGAGCAAGCTACCAGAGGTAAGTGGGTAGCGCAGTTTATGAATATGTTTCGCTCTGGCTCCAAACACAATCTAGGAGCTGTAGAGGTCTCTTGGGTTACGGAGAAGACTTTAGCATTAGAGACAGATATAACAAAGAATCCTACAGAAGGTATACCTACGGAAGTATTATGGGCAGGTAATCAGGTAAAGTGGCTAGATGCGTACAATCTAATTCTAGATCCTCGTGTAGATCCCGTAGAGTGTTACAAAGATGGAGAGTTTGCAGGCTATTGGGAGCGCATGACCAGGCTTAAGTTTAAATCTTTCTTAGAATCCCTACCGGATAAGATTGTAGCTAATGTAAGACCTGCACTAGAGTCTGGAATTGGTACCAACGCTACAAGTGCTGAAGACTCCTCTTCATTCTTTATCCCTGACATTAACCCAGAAATGACAGCTGAGGTAGATAATACTGTAGGCACTAACTGGGAGTCTTGGGCAGGGTTATCTAAAGCTGCCAGAGATAAAGGGATTGACTATAAGGATACTTACGAAGTCACCACCTTATATTGCCGTATCTTACCTTCTGAGTTTGAGCTTACTGTCCCTCATGCTAATACACCTCAAGTATATAAGCTTATATTTGTAAACCATGAGCATATTATCTACTGCGAGCGTCAGACTAATGCGCACACTTGGCTACCTATCTTAGTAGGGAGGCCCACAGAGGACGGGACTGGGAAACAATCTAAGTCTTTAGCTAAGAATGCAGAACCTTTTCAGTCTGTGACCTCTGCTATGATGAACTCAGTAATAGCTTCTCGCCGGAGAGCTATCTCAGATCGTTGCCTGTATGACCCCTCTCGTATCACTTCTGCTCAGATTAATAACCCTAACCCTTCTGCTAAGATTCCTGTACGCCCTGCAGCCTACGGTAAGAATATAGCTGATGCTGTATACCGTTTTGACTACCGTGAAGATCAGGCGGCTAACTCTCTAGCTCAGATTCAACAGCTACTTGGGTTATCTAATCAGCTATCTGGGCAGAATCCAGCCTCCCAAGGGCAGTTTGTAAAGGGGAATAAGACTTCTGACCAGTGGCAAGATGTGATGCAGAATGCCTCCAGTAGAGATCACATGGCTTCGCTACTGTGGGAATCTCAAGTATTCACCCCACTTAAGCATATCTTAAAGATTAACATTCTACAATACCAAGGAGGTACTACTCTATATAATAGAGACAAGCAAGTAGCGGTAGAAGTAGATCCTATCCGACTACGTAAGTCTGTGATGGACTTTAAGATTGCAGATGGCCTCATACCTAACTCTAAACTTGTAAACTCTGATATACTTTCAGTAGCGTTTCAAGTCTTAGGCTCTGCACCTAATATTGCTGCTGGCTACAATCTAGCTCCTATGTTCTCCTATCTTATGAAGTCTCAAGGGGCTAGGATAGCTGAGTTTGAAAAGTCACCTGAGCAGCAAGCTTATGAGCAAGCTATGGGGCAATGGCAACAACTAGCTCAGTTAGCTATAGAGAAGGACACTGAGTTTACAGCTCCCCAACCTACGCCAGAGCAATTTGGTTATGTACCTGCTGGCCCTGCACCTACTACTGCCACAGAAGAATCCACACAGTTACCCACAGCTAAGGAGCAAACCTAAATGTCTACCCCTACACTCTCGGGAGGTAAGCTTGTAACATCGTTTACTGCCTACGCACTTACAGAAGAGGAACTGCGCCAAGGTTCTATCTTATCAGAAACTCAGCGTAGAGTTATACAGAATCTAGTATCCGCTATAGCTGAGGAGAAACTGAAACTACTATTTACTCCAGACTCCCCACTGACATTTGCACAGGAGGAGGCTAGATTAGTAGGTAACCTACAAGCTTACCAAAATATACTCGCTCAGGATGAGTATGCATCCGACCCTGAAAACTACACCCACGAACCTCAACTTTAGGAATACCCTTGTTATGTCATTTTCACTAAGTAATATCTTCGGAGGAGGAAACTCTGCCCCTGCAGCAGCTACGGCTCCCGCCCCAACTCCCGCCGCAGCACCTACTACCGCCCCAACTCCTGGTAACTTACCTACTACGGAGTCTACCCCTACGTTAGTTACTCCTACTGTAGATGCCAACGGCACGATTCCAGCCAGTGCAGTAGGGGGAGATTCTACTGATCCTGTAGTTACTCCTCCCTCTAATGACCCCCTTGCAGGGTTAACAGGGCTATGGGATACTGATCCTAATGCAGCTAAGGCAGAAGTTCCTGCAGCGGCTTTAGACCCGGCGGAACTAAGGGAAGTTATAGCTAAAGGTAATTTTGCAGGGAATGTTAACCCTGAGATTATGCAAAAGATTGAGGCAGGCGGCCCAGAAGCTGTGACTGCCACTATGGAAGCTATGAATGCAGTGGCCCAGAATGTAATGTTACAGGCTACACTAGCTTCCAATAAGATGATAGAGCAATCTGTAACAGCTGCATTAGCTAAACAGACCTCTTCACTTCCTGACCTTATTAAGAAACACACCCTTTCAGAGAACTTGGTAGATAACAACCCTATGCTAAGTGACCCCAGGATTGCCCCGATAGCAGAGATGCTACAAGCTCAATTGCAGCTTAAAAACCCTACCGCAACATCCCAACAGCTCACTGAAATGACCTCTAAAGCACTAACTGCTATGGGGCAACATTTTACTGGTAACACCTCCCCCACTAACTCTCCAGCTAATACTCCCCAGAATGAGATAAACTGGGATCAGTGGGCTACTAATAGCCCTACATAATACGGGCCAATTGCCGTATATAACTACATTAA